GCTGTGGTCATGGTCGCGTCACAATCCTTGCACTTCAGACTCACTACTAGGCCATCATCCATATCAGGCTAGCCCACCCCGCAAGATTCAACGCGCCAAGGCTGATCGCCAGGCGCATGGCGCGGTTCTCACTGGCCCCAATACGGTCCCGGAGATTCGTTTCCCGGCGGTCAATCTCAGGACGAGGCACGATCACCGCCGTGACGCTGATCTGGAATTCGCCTAGCTGCCGGGTCAGGGCTTTGATCTCCTCGCGCTCGGCTCCGTTCATCCGACGATCAGCCCGATGAGCGCCGCCTTGTCCCCGTCACTGAGGCTGTCCATGTTTTCGATCACGGCGATGCGTGGGTCGACCGGCTCGACCGCGACATGCGCATCTACGACAGCTTGCGCGTCGTCTGGCAAATCCTGCTGCTTGCCGTTGGCGTCGTACGTGAACACGGTGCCGGTATTCTCCCCGTCAGTGCCGACCCCATTGGCCACATCAATCCCAGCATCTGACAATTCCGTGGCTAGCTGGTCCCCTCGAACGGTCTTATCGGTTGTGACAGTCATTAGTCATCAAACTCCTGGACCAAGATGGCCCCGCCGCGTAGCGTCAGCGTGCCGCTGCCTACCTTCATTCGGATGTTGAGTTCGTGGGCCGCATCGCTAACGCCGGTCCACGTATAGAAACCGGAATACACGTAATCTTGATTACTCAGGTTCTGCGTCACCCTCGACTCAGCGACTTCGGTCGTGCTGTCTAACTGAAGAGCGACGTAGTTGTTGGCGCTGGTCGTGTTGTTGTATGCGGAGAGGAAGTACCACACAATTAGCCCCCCTTTATCGGTGGTGATGGCCACCTCACCGCCAGAGACGTCCACATAACTCGTGCTGGTCGTTGAGCCGGTAGCTCCGGCAGTAAACGACACCTGGTCAATCTTCCCGCCACCTGCCGCCGCTTGGAACGTCGGCGCTGCGCCTGCGCCGTTACTGGTGAGAACGTGGGTTGCAGTCCCCACGGCGACGGTAGCGGCTACGGCGCTGGCAGACCATGTGATTAACTCGCCGTCAGTCCCATCAGCCAGTGCAGCGACGGCTACAGATTTCGACTGAAGGTTTCCCGATCCCCATTTTAGGGTCTCGCCTGGCAATAGGAACTGGATGCTCCCCGTGCTGGCATGACTGGTGACAACCACGCCGACCTTCTGAGATATCTGGGCAGCGCCAGTAAGCGCCGTAGCCGTCCATGATCCAGCGGTAGCCGACAGGTAAATCGGGTCACCCACACTGGAGCCGGACGTATCCAGTGAACCCAGCGTATAGCCCCGATACACCACGCCGGCGGCACCGTCAGCTATAGCCGCGCTCAGGATGTATTCGGCCTGTCGGCTGTCCGCGTCCGATTTCGTGATTTGTGGGGCGCCGTTGCCAGCATCGTATCCGCTGATGTAGACCAGCGTTCCTGCGGCCAAGCTCCCGCCTGTTGAGTTATCTACCACCAGGCCCTGACGTTGCGGGGCCACGACGCCTGTAGCCGTTTGCCCACCAAGATAGGCAAGGTTGCTTACCAGGCCATCGTAAATCGTTTCGGTGAGGACTTCGCCCGTGGCCCTATCCAGGGAATCAGGATCTGTCCAGCTCTCAGATACGGCCATTGCGAATTCTCCTACTTGACGTAACTGTCATTGTTTATGCTCCTATATATCCTTCGCCGATGCCCGTGACATCAATGATAAACGGCCCTACCGTCGGCACCTCACTCAACAGCCACCCCGTCAGATGCCGTGGCCCGATGTCCCAGACATCATTGCTGTGATCAATGGCTTCGATGAAGTATTGCTTCGCGTCCGTATTGCCGAACGTCTCGGTAATGGTCACGCGGTCACCTATCTCACGGGCCAGCATTGCCGCCGTGGTTGAGGCGGCTGAGACCCATTGCGCTCGGGCCGGGGTCTTGGGGTCTTTGAACTGGGCCACCCGTAACTGTGCGCGTGATAACGCCTCAGCATCAGTCGCGACGTACGAACTCGTGACCGCTGCCATATCTCGCCGCCCGAAATCGTCGATGGAATCCGTGTCGGTGGCTGTCTGGGCCGTGCCGCCTGTTCGTTGAAACGTGGCCGCATTAAAGATGGTGGCGGCATCGTTGTCGCTGTGCCACTGCATCAACGTATTGGCCGCGCCCGTGAGCGTGCTGCTGCTCGTGGTGCTGGCATACCTGGCATTGCGATTGTCAAAGGTGGCAATCCCACTGCCGTCGATGTAGAACACGCCCATCTCGGCTTCCAGCAAGCCTCTGATCAATTCAAGGCTTGTCGAGCTGCCATCAGCCGAGAAGTCATCAATCGTGTCGCCGGTATCGAGATCCCGCAAGCTTCCGGGCCAACTGATCTCGTCCAGCACGGCCTTGATCGCGGCCCCCGTGTTCGTGCTGCCCAGGGCGCTAATCGTTGGCGACCGCAAGGATAACCACGAGAACAGGTCGGCACATTGCAGCACGGTCTGGGCGGTGTCTGGAGATGGCTGCGAGGCAATGCTCTGAATGAAGCCGTAGAAAATGCCATACGTGCTGCCGTCATACGTCGCCTTGATCCTGACCGCTCGCATGGGCTTGACGTTGGGATATAGGGAACTGGCAGTATTGACCGGGTTGAACTTGCCGGCCTGATCCCGCAGCGTAATGGTGCAAGTGCCGGTTAATAACTGCCCAAGATCGTCGCTTCGTCCTCGGGTCGTGGCAAACCCCGTGCAATCGTCGGTGACGTCTTCAAAGCCAGCATCAGCGGGCCACCCACTGATCACGTCGGTGCCGCCTATCGTGGACACGTCGATACGAAATAACCCTTCGAGGCTTGACCCCCAGGCCACTTCCACGGCGTACGTGATGCCCATCGTTGCCATCAGGCCACCACCGAGTTCACGTTCAAGACCGATTGGTTCAACCGGGTCGCGTTCCGCATGGCGTTGATCGTCAGCGTTCGCAATTCACGCTCACTGATCACGCTGCCCTGCACGATGATGGTTTGCTGAACGGCCCCACCCTGGCCGGGACGTGTCACGCTGACCCGCTCGCCTGGGCTTGCCATAAACGACACCGCCTGCGAATCAGGGCCACCAGATCCAGGTACGGTAAATGCGCCGCCACGCTGGAAGCCAAAGTCAAAGCCCTGCCCGAAGCTCACGCCGCCCAACGTGCCTTCAGCAAATTGCATCCGCTGGGCTGCGCTCATGGAACGAATCTGGGTCATGGCCTTGGCGAGTTCGGCTTCAGCCGTACTTTCCGACAGCCCGAATGTCTGCTGCCTGGCTGACCGCTTGGCGGCTATCGTTTGGGCATCCGACACACTGACGGGCGGGCGCGGTAATGGCTGATCGGCAGCCTTGGCCACGGCTGTTGCTGCTTTGTGTGTTTCTCGTGTGGCCACTTCGGTGGCACGTTCGGCATCCCGCTGGGCCTGGGCCGCGACCTTGGTGGCTTCAGCTTGCCGCTCCTGGCTGGCGATCACTTCATCATTCGCCGTCTTCAAGTCACCAAGCTTGGCAATAAACCCATCCACACTCTTGCCGGATTCTTCACCCCAGGCGCGAATCTTTTCTTCCAGCAACTCAAAGCCTTCAGCGGCTTGCTTGATGCCGATATCCGCTAATTCCTGGTAGGCCTTCTCCAGCACATCAGCTTCCAGCCCGATGGATTCCAGCGCTGATTGCACGTCCCCTGTTACCGCATTCAGGCGGCGTGTGGCTTTCTCGGCTTCGGATAATCCACCCGCATATCGCCTCACGGATCGGTCGGTTTTTTCTACTGTTCTTTTCACCTGGTTGATTTCACTGTCAAGGTCTTCGACCACCACGGAATACTGATCAGTGGCGATGGTGCTGTAACTGATGGTGTCCCGCAGGTCTTCATGCTCGGCCCGTAGCTGCGCGACCAGACCCGCCGCTTCCTTGGCCGCGATGCCCTGCGCCACCAGGCCGTCAAAGATGATGTTGAACTGTTCGCTCAGCGTGGGCAATGTGGCCTTCGCCAGCGAGTTTGCGAGGCGCTCTTGCAGTTCTGTCTCAATGTTCAACCCAGCAAGCGCAGACTGCGCCGCATTCATGGCATCAACACGGGCCGCTTCTGCTGCCGCCTGTTCTTCTGCCGCAATGGTGGCGGCTCTTGTGGCCTCTTCCTGGGCGACTTGCGCCAGCACCATCTCCCGCTGGGCGTCGGTGGTGATGTCAGTGGCGTCACCCACAATCTGCACCTCTTGCGAGTAGTTTTGGAGCGCCGTGGTGCCTTCGTCCAGCGCAGCCGTTTGTTCCCCGCTGAGGTTCGTCATCTCCATGAACTTGGTTTTCACGTCCTCGAATTTGTTCTGGAGCGCACTGAGGCCTTCTTTCACCTTGTCGGTCACGCCCCCAAATAGCCCGAACTTGTTGGCTAGAAACAACAGCCCAGCCGTCAGCGCGGCAATCCCAGCAATCACCGCAATCACCGGCCAGCCAAGCGCCACCAGGCCAGCAATCAACAGCTTGAAGGCCAGCACCACCGGTATCGCGGCCAGCTTGAGCAGCCCGAAGGTTCCGGTGACCAGCCTCAACACGCTCAACACCGGCCCGATAGTCAGCGATAGCGCCCCAACAACGCCGACCACTGCGCCGATCTTCATCACCATGTCTTGTGTGGGGCCGTCCATGTTGGTGATAAAGTCCAGCAGCTTATTGACGACCGGCAGCAGCTTGCTGCCGATTTCAATAGCCATCCCCTTCATCTTGTTGGTCATCTTCTCGAATTGTCGGCTGGTGCTTTTTTCCATTTCCTCAAAGGCTTTGTCAGCCGCGCCAGCCGCCTTGCCCATGTTGTCTACGTTCTTGGCAAACGACTCGGCGTTATCGCCGGTGATCCCCAAGATGGCCTGCACGCCTTCGATGCTGCCCAGCAGCGCCGTCATTCCAGATATGGAACCGCCTGTGGCATCGGTCACAATTTTGGCGGCCCCTGCCAGCCCCAGTTGCTTGACCGCCAGTTCGCCGGACTCAAAGCCCTGCGCTCGAAAGATCGCGGTGAGGTCATCACTGGGCTTGGTTAGCCCCTGGATGGCGGCCCGTAGCTGCGTGGTGGCCACGCGGGTCGGCGTTCCCTGGGCCGTCACGGTCGCGAGCGCCGCAGCTATTTCCTCAAACGATACGCCCGCAGCGTTGGCGAGCGGAGCCACCTGGAACATGCTGTCGGAGAGTTGCGTGAAATCAGTTTTCCCGGCCTTCACAGCAGTAAACAGCACATCAGCGGCCTTCTGCGCTGAAATGTTCTCGCCGGCGAAGGCATTCATCACCGTGGTCAGACCATCCACAGCCGTCTTAGTATCGGTCACGCCCCCAATCGCGGCCTTGCTCGCGATCTCCAGAAATTCAATGGCGTTTTGACCGGCAGGAACACCGGCAGATATGGCCTGGTAGAGCGCCCCGGTAGCTTCTACGGCATCAATGCCCAGCGACTTGGATAGATCCAACACATCCTGCTTGACCGCATCCAGGTTCTCGGACACCTCAGGCGTCAGGGTGGCAACCTCCCGCATCCCCTTGTCAAAGTCAGCGGCCATCTTGACCGATGCGCCGGCTACGGCAATCGCCGCAACCCCGACCAGATTCAGGGCTTTCCTGGTTTTGCCTAACGCGCCGCTGGCGTTGTCCTTGGCATTGATCAGGATTTGCAGTTCAGATTTGCCCACCGCCATTAGGGGTTATTACTCCTTGCGTCCCGTTTGGCCCAGCGTTCCTCGGTCTTCTGGTGTTCGGTTTCGGCCTTCATCACCATCATCCAGCCATCAATGACCGCCGCAGGGGTGGCGCAAAACTCGCGCCACGATACCTGCATCCGTTGGCAGAGCA